ATGATCAATACTAAAACTCCTTTCGTACTTCTGGGTCTGAACCATGATGATAATCTGGATATGATGCATGTTTTCGCTAATCGTGGTTATAACATCATTCGTCATTCCGAAGACTCCAATTTCTCAACTGCTTTCTATGCTCTTAAACGTAATGGTCGCCCTACGGTGATCGTAGACTGCTTTACTGATGAAGGTCGTGAACAATACAACAACATTCCGGCAATTATTGTTCGTGATGACCTGCCGTTTGATGTTCGTGAATATGACGTTGATTTAGGCTCTTACTATGGGATCGCCGATCTTGACCAGATTATGGCTGATTACGGTAAACAACCCGCTCAGGAAGCCCCAGAAGAAGATGAACAAGACGAAGATGACGACTACGCACCAATCTGTTTCTCTTCTCAGAATGGCTTCTACGGTTACGATGAAGGCTTAGATATGCTGTAAGTTAGGTCAACCCTTTGGCGTCTTGTCAAGGGGGTGTTGACAAAATTTTCTGACTTTTTTATGATTATCGCACTTGACAATTTTGAACCTATTTGACCTAGATTTGTAAAGAGGATGTAACATGAAAGAATTTACCATCACTAAATCCCTGTATGACTGGACTGTTAAAATCTCCGGCAAAACCGTTTCTGTAAGCCCTAGCCATGTAGAAAATGATTGGGGCGTATCCCGTGAAACAATCTCCCGTAGTATGCATGTTCCGTTTGATCTGATGTCCTTAACTGGTATTCATGCAATGCTGGAAGTTCGCGAACAATTCGAAGCTGGTAATCACAATGCGGCTCCAGTTAGCAATCACCTTCTTACCAATGAAGAACGTGAAATCATCGAAAACTGGCGTTATGAGTATGCGATTCCTTACTACGAAGAAGATCAGGTAGAAATCGATTGGTGATAAATTTCTATTATAAATAAAATTGTTCCGGTGATGCTGCCGGAACTAGGAGGACCAAATCACTAAACCGTTTAAGGGGAATTTTTACTATGAATACTGTTACTACTATGAATACTGCTACCGTTTCTTTTGATGCTTCTCTGACTGCTACAAAGAAAGAATGGCAAATCGCTAAACCTGCTTCAATGTCTCTGGTTGTTGATAACACCAAACCGCTTACCATGTCTACTTTGCAGATCGCGCAAATGATGAATCGCGTAGACCGTCATCGTGATATTAAGCGAACTGTTGATCGCCTTGTTGCTTCTGGTGTAATCGTCCACACGCCAACGGCGCGCGAACAATTAGAGGATAAATTTGGTCGTTCTCGTGAAATTGAAGTTTACCTTCTTGATGAACGTTCCTCTTACATTGTTGTTGCTCAGATTTCGCCAGAATTTACCGCTTTTATTGTTGATGAATGGAAACGACTGAAAGAAGAAAATGAAAAACTTCGCTCGACTCCTGTTAATCCATACGAAAACTTCGAAGAAACAGATTGGATTGAACTGGCGTTAGAGAAAACCCGCGAAAATAAACGCCTTGTTGAATTGCATGTACGTAAAGCTATCGACACTCACAGCTTAACCCGTCTTCTGGGCGAAAAACGCGGCTCTGTGAAGGTACAAATGATTCTGAAAGGGTTATGTGCTGCTGGTGTCCTTGAGCGTCGTCTGGATGCTTCTGGTAAGCCTAACGGCTATGATCTGCTGCCTCCTGGCTATATGTTCGCTCGTATGTCGGCACACGGTCAGATCGAGTTCACTGCTGATGCTATCCCGCATCTCGTAAAACTCGGATTGCTTGAAGAAGAAAAGGCAGCAACTTTGAAATTGCCACAGCCTAACAACTCACGAGCAATCGTCAATAATACTGCTTTGCTGATTCGTCAGAATGCTGGATCACTGGAACACTTCGGATTGTAATAATTTTTGCCCCTGAATTTCAGGGGCTTTTTTGTATCTGGAGTTTTTCGCTGAAACCCTGCAATACAGATTTTCGAAATAATCAATGACTTAGAGATGTGCTCAGTTTTGAGCGGATATAAAAAAAGGCCAACCCCGAAGGATTGGCCTAGAGAATCAAATTCCTGTTGCTTCTACCATTTCACCATCAACCTGAACAAAGAATTTCAAATCAACTTTATGGAGTGATTTGTAGAATTGAGCGATTGAAATACCGTGTTCGCTCAATACTTGTTCTTTTTCGGCTTTACCTTTCGGTGCTTGATAGTACGCTTTTACAATCGCTGCCAGTTGTTCACGATCAAAACGGCAAGGACGACCGCGAGTAGCTTTAGTAGTCATAGTCATTTCTCCAAATTAAAGTGAATGTTCACCTTTATTTAGAGGACTTACATTTTATCGGAAAAAGTTCTCCATCGTCAACCGACATAAAGAACTCTGCCTTAATCCCGTACTTCTTCAACCGTGAATAGTATGTACCCCGACTTATATCAACCTTGCGCAGCACTTCGAAGAACTCTTTAGGATCGTTGTAATAATGGCTATATCGCACGTTAGCGAGTTCAACGAACAATTCCCTTGTATCACCATACCCTTTCTTGAATGCCTCGTTACGATAGCGTGTAACAGCGTGATTCAATCTCTTCTGTTTCAACACTTCTCGGATCGGCTTCCACTGCAACCTATAGATAGGACCGTCATCAATGCGATAATAACGCTTGATATCAAAATCAAACCAATCTCGGACTCTCCGAAACTCTGTATGTGATGTTCTATGCTTCTTAAAGAAGTTGTGAACGTCTGTATAACCATTATCACGGTAAAATTCTATTAAAATCTCTTTCGCTTCCTCACGACTAAAACCGGATGTTGTGTAATCAGTCTTTAAGTGCTTATGCTTGACTGGCAAACGGTATTCATGATCGGTACAAGACAAGGCTAATTCTAATTCATCTCTTTGTTTCTGATTAATTAGCATACAACCCCCTTAAATCTTAATACCCGTATTTATCAGAAAATCAACAATTTAATAAATACCTTCATATTTCGTAATGAGGGTAATTACATGAAACTGATTTCTAATAAGGCCAAATTAAAAAAGATTCTCAGAAATGCAGCCAAATATATTACGCCACCGCCTAAGCTCCTTCCTTCTGAATGGTGCGAAGCGAATATGGTGCTGGTAGATGGTCCTCAAGCTGGGGATAAAGTTAAATTGCTGTCATTTCAGAAAGGTATGATTGATGCTCCTTTCCTTGAGAATAAGAAAAAATATGTTCTGATGACCAGTGCGCAGATCGGAAAGACTACCATCTTGAACGGTATCCTGTTTAACCAGATGGCTAACGATCCATGCAATATGATTATCGGACAATCAACCGCTAAAGAAATGTCTCAATATCTCGCTGGTAAGATCCGACCGTCTATCGAAGCATGTGATGCATTAAAAGACGTGGTTACAGACAAGAATGATCGCAATGCTGTTAACAACAATAACCAGCTACAGCTAAAAACGAATCACTTCCTATACATGGTATCGCTTACCAGTCCATCAACCCTACGTGGTAAGACCGCAAAGGTTGGATTGCTTGACGAAATCGATGCTGCTACAGCCTCAGAAGAAGGTGATCCGGTGGCACTTGCTGCTAACCGTTTAACTACCTTTGGCGATGAAGGTCGATTAGTCGTATCCAGTACCCCGACCAGTAAGCTCGGAAGCATTAACCAGCAATGGTTATCAAGTGACATGCGTATGTTTTTTGTTCCGTGTCCTCATTGTGGGGAGCATCAAGTAATCGAGTGGGAAAACGTACAGTTTGAATGGCGTAACATCGATGGCAAGAACTTACCCGATCCTGATACCGCTCGTTATATTTGCCCACACTGTAAGCAATCATGGACAGAAGGGGAACGAATCAGGGCAGTAGCGCAAGGCGAGTGGAGAGCAACCCGTGAAAGTGAAGTAGCAGGATTCTGGATTAGCCGTCTGTATTCACCTTTCAGCACGATCCGCGCTTGTGTGGTTGATTTTAGTCATGCGTGGCAATCCTTTGATTTACAATCATTTTATAACACCGTGTTAGGTAAGGTATACGATGATCAGGACACGGCAGTAGAAGCAAATGAACTGGAACAACTCAAAACAGATGTTTCTATCGAGAATATCCCTGATGACGTGATTTTCTTGTGTTCGGGAATTGACCAGCAATTGGACCGCGCAGAATCTACCATCTTAGGTGTCGCGAAAGATAAGGTTTACATTCTGGATCACCGCAGCTTTTACGATCATAACTGTGAACGATATGAATCACCTGTATGGGATAGATTAATCAACTTCCATAAAACCAAATTTACTACTGTATCGGGTGATCGTGTTCCTATGCTCGCCAGCTTCCTTGATACATCGAACGGTCGATTCACTCAAGCTGGATACCGTATTTGCGGCAAGTGGAAGAACTTACACGCTATCAAAGGTAGTTCTGCTGGTAACGCTCCGATCATTCCGGTTAAACCTACCCGCACAGGTGGTCATGAATTGCTTATGTTGGGTGTTAACGTGGGTAAAACTGCATTTCGTGAAATGTTGGCTAGGAACCTGAAAGATAATCCTCATATTGGCTTAGAAATATCAGACACCGTTCCTGATGATTATCTCGATCAGCTTTTAAGTGAATCTGTCAAGCGTACTACTACTGGCGTGAGATGGGTAAAGAACCCAGGCGTTAGGAACGAGGCGCTCGACTGCGCCGTGTATGCTACAGCGGCTTCTCGCTACGTCCTTTCAAAAATGTCATGGGATAAACTCATTGCAATGAAAGACAGCTTAAACCGTGTTGTCGAAGAACCCGTAAAAGCTCCTAAATCGCAATCTAACGAGCAAATCGAAGAAACTAAGCCAATCACACGACCGCAACGTCAAAACATCGCCAGACGCCCAAATAGAGGCCGTAGCTGGGTAACATCGTTCTAATAACTCGCCGTCCTTCGGGGCGGCTTACTCCTAAATATTGTTAATCCAATAACAATTAAATAAGGGGTAATTATGAGTTTAGAACTAATTCCCTTAGTAATTCGTAAAGGCGAAAAAATCACGCTGGCGAATGAAGAGGGTGTAACAATTCAGGTAGGAAATAATAAAGGTATCATTTATCAGGTTGATGATTCTCCGGCTAATCACGAGATTAAAACCTTAGATTTTGCCGAGGGTAAATATACCATCGTAATAACTTTGGATGAAGAACTGGTATCAATGCAGGAACTAACTGTTTTGCCAGTATTCGCCAAACAATCCAAAAAAGAATATCTGCGGGAAATTATCGCCTTAATCGAGCAAGTTATTTTCGCCCGTTTATCTGGGGACGAAGCCGCATTATCTGCAATGACCGTGAAAGGGAATACTTTCGCCTATGAGTCATTGGGTGTTCTCCAGCAATTGAAGACTGATTATGAACGTCAGTTATCTAAAGTAATTCAAGCCGAACGACGTAAACAGGGAATTAGCCCTATTAAAAATATCAAATTACGTCTGACGCGATAAGGGGTAAATCATGTTTAATCTTTTTCGACGCAAAAAGGCGGTAGAAACTCCAGTTAAAACTAATCACCGCCAGCAACAACAAAAAATCTTTATCGACAAACAAGTAGAAAAATTCCAGAAATCTCTGGCGACTCGTAGTTTAGGACTGGTTGGTGATCGTATTGATGGATCACTTCAACAAGACACCATTACAGGAACCTTCAATAAGGCTCTCAAATCGAACGGTAAGCGCCTTTATGATCAGGGTCGTACTCTGGCCTTAAACACTTCCGTTGGCAGTCGCTACACGCAATACATCACCGATATGGTGGTTGGTACTGGTCTAGATCCGAAGCCGTCAATCGTTAAATCGAATGGCAAACTTGATAGCGCACTGAATAAGCAGATCGAGAATGCTTTCTGGAAGTGGGCGCAGAATGCTAAACGCTTCTCTCGTAACGGTCGCTTTAACTTCCGTGAACTGCTGGTAATGGCTGAACGTGAGCGCGTTATGGGTGGTGAGTGCTTCATCGTTTTAACCAAAGAAAACAATGAGTTAAATGTTTCTATCCTGTCTGCTGATAAATGCGACTGGACGCTCAACCGTGAAGTAAGCAAAGAACGCGCTATCTATCAGGGGATCGAGTATGACGTAGAAACAATGCGCCCTGTTGCATACTGGTTTCGTAAAATCAACCTACTGACTCAGACTTACACAGGTGATAACTATAGAGTCGAGGCTTCGCAAGTATGCCATTATTATCAACCACTTGCGGCTGAATCTCTGCGTGGTGTGACCGACTTCCTGCCAGTGATTAAGGATATCGCACATCAAGACGCATTCCGCTTAACTGCTATCGTCCAGAAACGTATTGCGGCTAGTTCTATGGGCTTTATCGAGCGTCCGAAAGATTCTGGTGACGATTTTGATACTGGTGAAGATGATGAACAATATCAAGCGCCGGAAGTAGTACAGGATTTTGCACCGGGTACTATTCAGGAATTACCGGAAGGGGCAACGATCAAGAGCATCCAGGCGACGCAAAGCGGTGATGACTTTAACAGCTTCAATGATGCGATGTTTACTAGCGTATCAATGGGCTTAGGCGTGTTTAAACAGGGCTTAACGGGAGATTGTTCACAGATCAACTACTCAGCCGCACGTTTTGGTGAACTACTTCAACGTAACCGCGTTAAAGCACTTCAAAACAAATTGATTGAAACAGTGGTGTTGCCAATTTTCGAAGCGTATCTACGCCATTATTCCGCGCGTGGTGTTGTTCCGATTCGTATTACTGCAATTCCACATATTATCGATAATACAACTATTATTCGTCCGCGTTTCGAGTCTGTCGATGTTATTAAAGACGTAAACGCTGATATTGCTTTAATTGATAAAGGACTTAAATCACGTACTGCCGTTATTCTTGAACGTGGTGATGATCCTGAAAAAGTATTCTCAGAGATTCAAGCCGAAAAGAGCGCACTAAATATTATCGTTAATGGCGAGGGTGAAGAAAAAAATTCCCCAGCCGATCCCTAATAACCAACGGGGGCGCAATGCCCCCAATTAATTAAAGGTGATTAAATGCTTAAATTTCGCCGCGATCTTAACGGTTACGGTGGAGTTATTAATGAAGGGCATAACGATCAATACGAATTTGAAATTGCTTTCTCAAGTACACAGCCTTATCAGCGCCAATTTTGGGATGAGCAAAATCAAGAAATGGTGGTATTAGATGAAATTCTGGTACATACACCGGAAGCGGTTGATCTGTCTCGTCTGAATAATAACGCTCCGTTGCTGTTCAATCATAATTTCGATAATCACATTGGTGTTGTTTGTAACGCTCGAATCGATGCGGATAACGTAGGTCGTGCTCTGGTTAAATTCTCCAAGCATGGGACTTTGGCTAATGATATTCGTAATAAAGTCATTGAAGGTACGATGGAAAAAATTTCTGTCGGTTATGACATTAAAGAATATCACATCGATTATGCCAAAGGACAATTGATTGTTACTAAGTGGGCACCCTATGAACTCTCATTTGTCACCGTTCCCGCAGACGATACGGTCGGTTTAAATCGCTCTCTAAATACTATCACAGTTAATTTGGAGGCTAAACGCGATATGACTAAAGAACAAATCGAAGAAATCAAAAACGAAGAACCCGCTCAGGTTGAAGAAACTCCGGTAGAAGAAAATAAAGAACTGGAAGTTGAAGAAACTCAAGAGCGCCAAGTTGAAGAGAATAAAGAAAATGAAAATCTCGAAGACGGAAAAGACGCTGAACATCCTGAAAGTGTTGATGATGATAGTTCAACTGTTCGGGAAACAGAAGAAGTAAAAGAAGAACGTGAAGCCGCTCCGATTGAAGAAGAAAAAATCGAAGAAGTGGCTGAACGTTCCGAAGAAGACGAATTAGAAATCCGCGAGATCGCGCGGGAACTAAATATTGACGACGAAGAGTTAAAACGCGCATTGGCAATTAAAGACATGACGCCGGAAGCATTCCGAACTAAGGCACTAAATAATCTTGTCAATGCTCAACGTAATAACGAACAACAAATTAAGGACTCTAAAATGGAAAAAACTTTTGACCTGAACAACGTAATTCGCTCTCTGGTAGATGGTGCTGCTCTGGGTGCTAACGAAGCTGAATATTCCGCAATGGCTGCTACTGCAACTATGCAGCGTGGTCGTGCTGCTCGTGGTGGCTCTGTATTCGTTCCGGCTGCTGCTATGCGTGCTGCTTCTGCTGGTAACACCAAAGCTGACCTGACCGCTATCACTGACGAAAAACTGATGACTGAATCCTACATCGAAATGCTGATGCCGGAATCTGTTCTGGGTCGTCTGGGTGTGACTGTTTACAGTGGCTTGAACTCCCCGACCGCTATTCCAAAAATGACTAAATCCAGCGTTGACGCTTTCGGCTTCGTTGATGAAAACGGTGCTGCACCGGAAAGCAAAGCTGAATTTGCGAACGTGAAACTGTCTCCGAAAACTTTTGCTGGTGGCAACCCGATCAGCCGTCAGTCGCTGAAAACCGTTCCGGGCATCGCTACCCTGATCACCGATCACATTAACAAATCTGTTCGGATCAAACTGGAACAACTGATTCTGTCTGATAAAGAAAATGCTCGTGGTCCGGCTGGTCTGGTTAAGCAACTGGTAGACGCTAGCCGCGTTACCAAGAAAGCTGCTTTCTCTTATAAAGATTTCCTCAAGGAGATTGCTCAGCTTACGGACGCTGGCGTTCCTGCTCAGGCGATCAAGTTTGCAATGAGCGGTGCAACTGCTGCTGAACTGGAATCTACCCTGAAAGATAACGGCGTTTCCGGTTATATCATCGAAAACGGCAAACTGGCTGGTTACGAAGTAGTTACTTCTGGCGTTATCCCGGCAGACCACATCGTTCTGGGTGACTTCTCCGGTATTACTATCGGTGAGTGGGGAGGTCTGGAACTCGACATGGATCTAACTACATATAGGGATCGTGGTGCGGTAGTGCCTCGTATCTTTGTAGATTTGGACTACGTTGTAGCACAGCCGGAAGCCCTGAAAGTTCTTCACATCTCCGCTGAATGAACTCCTGTAGAACCATCTGAACCTTCCCCCGATTTGGGGGAAGAAAATCTGATTCCTAAACCGGAAGAAGATTCCCAGACGGTTACGGCGAAAGCCACAGTTAAAAAACAACGTAAAACTAAAGAATAATAATTAGCCCTGCCTAACGGTGGGGCTTTTTTGTATGTAAATACTCCATAAAGGGGGTAACTATGTTCAAATTATCAGAATCACAATTATCAAGAATGTTCCGAAGTGCTCCTGTATTTTCGGTGGAAGGTGGTAAATCAATTCGTGCTTATCATGAAATTACCACTACCGACGAACAAGGGGTAATTACAGAATCAGAATTTCTATTTTGTCGTGAGGGAGACTTAAATCAGGGTGATGTTGTCATTGTAGACGGTGAACGCTTCAAAGTTCAATACGTTAAGCGCAATGGTGATAATACTTCTGATTGCTTTATTGCTCGTGCAGGGGGTACACATGCTCGCTACCGTTAATAATATGCCTAGACTGAAAATCAAACGCGCCTTGCAGGATATTATCGAACAAGATTTAGGTCTGGCTTTAAACGTAGAACAAACTCAGCAAGGCTTTAGTGATGACGTGGTTTGTTGGATTACTGGCATGAATGAGACTTACACAAGGGTCCGTGGTGGTAATGCAATGCAAGCTGAATGCGTTATCGAAATGCAGTTGTATTCTCAGAATCATGAAACCAAAATTCATGAGGGTATTTGCCAGATAATCCAGATTCAGCCTGATAATCCACGTTTTAAAGATTTGGGCTTCTCTATTTCAGATATCACTCCAGTAGCTTCTAATACCGATTATGACGATGATTCTAGTGATGGGGGTATCGTTGGGACACTTAGCCTTAAATTTTCTTATCTAGCGCGTTTTTAAGGGGTAATAATGAATATTACACAAGATAACTTAGACATTTTCACGGGGTCACATGTTGAAGTCTCCGTGTCTACTATGGTGGATAACCAGCCGGACTTTTTCGATCCTGCATTTAGTCCTATCGAGAACATCGCAGCATTCCCGACGATAACCGAATCCACAGAGATCCAGACGTTAGAAGAGTATGATCAGGACGCTACGGGGAAACTTGCTGGTTATCGTAAACTTGAATCAACTACGTTAGTAGTAAACCGTGTTCTGGATGACGAACATCAAGACATGTTGATGAAAGCGGTGAATGATAAAACTCCTTTACGCTTTCGTATGTTCTATGTTGTGAACTCTGGCTATAGTGCTGCTAACACAGGTTACTACGTCATTTTTGACGCTTATGTCTCGTCACATAAAACAAAATCCGGTGATAACAAAGTTACTACAATCGAGTTTAAATTAGAACCTGATGGCGGGATTCTAGATCGCGGTATTGCTACCGAAGGCCGGATCTTACGTCAAGGTGATTTTGGTTTGGGCGCTGGTGTACATCCATTCACAGGTCCGATTGATAGCGAAGCATTAGCCGGAAACCGTTTCGTAACTTATCAGGGATCGAGCGTATCTAATCCATTTAGTGCTGATACTTCACTAATTCACGTTCAACCTAATGAAGATGGTGGATGGCAATTAACTTGCACCGCTTCCGGCGCACCACGTTTACGAGTTCGCACAGTCCAGAAAGACGGTAATTCTGGATGGGTGAAAGTGTATTCCACAGAAGAAAAACCGACACCAGCCGAGATTGAAGCCGTTTCTATCCATGACCGGATCGACTTCGGGGAATACTGATTGCTTCTCTAAATAAAACATGACGCGGGAGGTTAACGCCTCCCTTATTCCTGTTTTATAGTGAGGTGATTCGATGCAGTCGATCCAATTTAAACGAACAAATGTTTCTGGCAAAAAACCAACACCGGAACAATTACAGGTCGGTGAGGTAGCAATCAACCTTAAAGACCATGTTATTTTCACCAAAGACCGAGATCATGAAGTAGTTCAAATCTCTGTTTCTCCTGAAACTCACGCGGCACTAGAATCTAAAGTTGATGCTAACAAACAAGAATTGGATAGCACAATTGCAGTAAATGACCGCAATATTCACGCTAAAGTAGATGAAATTAAACAAACTACTGATGCAACCATCGCAGCAAATCACGCAGAAATTAACAATAAAGTTGATGTAATTAAACGCGAAACCGACGCGACAATCGAGGCCAATAAAAATAAAGCTGCTTCCGATCTTGCTGGTGTTAAAGCTGAATTGTCGGATACCATCAACGCTAATAAAAATGCGGCTGCTGTAGCAACTCAGGAACTGGACACCCGCATCAATAAAAAAGTTGATGATATTAAATCCCGTACCGATGCAACCATCGTAAGCAATCACAAAGCAATCAATGACAAAGTTGATTTGATTAAGGCAGAAACTGACCGCACTATCGCAGCAAATCACGCCTATGCGGAAAATCAGTTAACTGACACCTACAATAACCTTACTGGTGTGATTGCAGCCAATAAGCAAGAGGCAGCGGATAACGTCGCAGCATTAACCCGTGATGTTGAAGCCAAAAATACAGCAATTCATAGCAAAGTTGACAATAACAAGTCTTACACTGATTCTGAATTGGCACGCTTAGAAAGCCGTATTGATGCAGCCGATGGATCAAGTGATGGTAAGTACATCAAAAAGCACGTAAACACTTGCACTGATGGCTATTTGCTGTCTAAGACCGCAAACCCTTTTGATGATCCGAGTGCTCTTAATCTTGATTACTTTGGTGCATTTCGCATGAATGACCTGGCGGGTCATATTGCAATGATCTTGCATGTTCCGCACCCATCCGGCGTTAATCATGCTCGTGGTTTTGAGTTCACTTATGGGTCTAATCCGGTTCATACGGTAAGAACATACGGCTATGATGAATTGGGACATTTGGCATATTCTCACCGCATGTATCATGAAGGTGATAAACCTACTCCGGCTGAAATTGGCGCATATTCGAAAGCAGAAATTGACCGCCTGTTCCAGAAGACGCTTAATTTTGGGATCGAGGGCGGTTGGTTTAAACTCGGTAGTTTAACACTGCCACAGCAACACGGTCGCACGGCTAAGATTCGTTTAGTGGGTGGTAACGGTTATAACGTCGGACAGAATGGACAAGCCAATATTATTGAACTGGTGATCCGTTGCGGCAACAATAGCCCGAAAGGTGTTGTATTCAATGCGTATTATACTATTTGGTATTATGAACAACATTTTTGTGCAATTCCTACCGATGGTGATAATTACGATCTTTACGCTTACTATGGTGCACATACAGGATTTGTTTTAGCAGAATATCAAGTTTCTTCCGGTGGTGTTTCTTTAAACCTGTTGGATACTCCTGAATACCTGGGCGGTGAAAAACCTGTTGCAGATGAAATTTTTGATGCTCTTAACATTTCATCGTTCAATAACTTTAGCAACCGTGGAACGTTAAATTTTGGTGGAAACCATCAAGGTCAATATGACATTGAGCATTTGAACGAACAACCGACAAATGCTAAAAAGATGTTGCGTCGCTTCCGTAGTTCTGCTCCTGCCACTATCTGGCATGAGACAGTTGATGATAACGCATATCGTCTTGCTACTGGATACGAAGATACAAATCAGGAATTATTGCTGACAGCAACATCCGGGTTACATGTCAAGAAATTAACATTGGATGGCGGTGTTACTGGAAATTCTGGTATTGATATTCGTCGAGGACCAAACGAATCAAGTCATTTTAATTTCATGGATTATCGCACTGGACAAGATGTTCGTAATGGTTGGTTTGGTTTTGGTGATGGAACAACCAAAGATTTTATTTGGTGGAACGATAACGGTCAAAACTCTATAAACCTGATTGAAGATGGTGAATTGCATATTACTGGCGGTAAAGGCCAGAAAATTGTAATGAATAGCGAAGTTGCATTATCTGAAAATGCTCGTTTGGCTGTTAAAGGTGGCAATTATGGCTTAATTTTTAGAAATGATGGCGTTGGCTTCCATATTCTTACCACAGATCTCGGTGATTCATTTGGACCGTGGAATACTCGTAGACCATTCAGCTATAATTTTGCGGACGGTGGATTATATTTAGGTGGTACTGAAACTGCTCGTTGTTTGCATCTGGGAATTGATGGTAGCACTCGTCTCGAAGACAACCTGTTCTTTAAAGCTGGTTCTCGTCAATCTATGGACTATATGGAACTCGTCCATTGGGGGGCAAGCAATACAGGTCGAAATAACGTTTTAAGTCTTCGTGACTCAAAAGGATTTTTCGCAGAATTTGAACGATTGGGTGATGATACCATTAAAAACACCTTCTTCGGGAAACTTAAAGTTAATCGTGGATCTGACGCAATCATCATGAATGCCGAAAGTGGCGATTCGTCTATATATTTGTTGGGTACTTGTGCTGATAATAACAACTGGTATATCGGTAAAGGTGGTGCTGATAATGGATTAGCGTTCTATAGCTATGCTACTAATGCTGCTATCAATATTACAAACGCGGGTGATATCGCGCTAAGTCCGAAAGGCGTCGAAATGACTCATGTCAATAACGTTCGGTTCTATGTTCATGGTGAACGTTGGACTGCTAGCCAATCTGGAGGCTGGGGCGATCAATGGGGATTAGAAGCGCCGATATTTGTCGATCATGGTTATGTTGGACCAGATAGCTATTATCCAATTATTAAAGGAAGAAGTTTAATCACCAATCAAGGGTATACAACTGCCGTCGATTTTGGTATGCGTCGTGTTCCTCAAAATTGGGGGCAAGCTATTATTCGTGTTGGATCTGCGGAGGCATCGCCAGCGGCTGGTCATCCTCAAGCTGTATTCGAGTTCCATCATGATGGTACTTTCTATTCTCCTGGTAATGGTAACTTTAACGATGTTTATATTCGTTCCGATGGTCGTCTGAAAATTAATGTTGAAGATTACGAAGAAAATGCGGTGGATAAGGTAAATAAACTCAAAGTTAAAACCTACGATAAAGTTAAATCTCTTAATGACCGAGAAGTTATAGGTCATGAGATTGGTATTATCGCACAGGATTTACAAGAGGTATTACCGGAAGCTGTTAAAACCGCAAAAATTGGTGGTCTTGATAACCCAGAAGAAATTTTAACAATTTCAAACTCCGCAGTGAACGCGCTTTTAATTAAAGCGGTCCAAGAAATGAGCGAAGAAAATAAACTTCTTCGTGAACGTCTTGCTGCAATTGAAGCTAAATTAGGGTAATTGGAAAGCGGGGAGAAATCTCCGCTAAGGATTCTTATATGGGATATTGGGTAAGTAGTGAAATTAATACTAAAATCGATGCTTTAAAATGGCATGTATTTGATATTCCTAACGGCTATGGTACTGCTCGTGCTGGTGTCGCTGTAATGCGTCATAATGCTGGTGGTGGGTGGTCTGATGCACATATTAACGTAGATGGTTTGACCGTTGCTCGTCGTCGTGGTGGGACCAATTGGGGATCTACTATAAATTCGTTTGTTCCTGCTGGCTGCACCGTCTCCTTTGGTTTAGGGGGTGAAGGTGGTGTTGAATATTTTAAATTCATGGAGTTTTAATTATGGCTGGATGGATAAATCAAAGAATGTCAAACGCTATTAGTATTTGGGCTAATGGTGGATATTTTGATATCCCCAACGGCTGGGTTACTGATTCATGCGGAATTGTTTTTGCTCATATGGAAGCCATTAACGGTGCTGGTGATCTTGATTCTGAATTGGCTGTAAATGGATTGATTGAATCAGGTCATCATGCTGGTGATACTGGGAGTTGGGGGCGCTAGTTCTTTAGTTGGCGCTGGTGCTACCGTTAGCTTTACATTGGGTAAAGGTAGTTTGCATTATTTTAAATTCAGGAGAATGCACTAATGGCATTTTGGGTAGATGGCGCTTTGGGGAATAGGGCGGGTAAAGCAAATCAAGGATGGTTTGATATTCCTAACGGTTGGACAGCCGACGCTTTCGGGACTATTTCATTCTGTGCTCATTCTTCCGGTGGTGGCGGTGGTGACTCTGAATTGCTTATTCATGGTTTGTGTGTTTCTGGAAGCCATAAGGGTCATGATTGGGGACAGATTCATTCTTGTATTGCACCGCAAGGGGCGGTAATTACCGTTAGCACAAATAGGGGGATCGCTCATCTTCGTTATAGACGTTTGAGCAACCGCTAAATAAATAGAATTACGGGTATGTGCCCTATTGTTTAAAATAGAAGGAAAAGAATAATGACTACTAAATTTGATATTTTTTCTGGTGGCCTCGTTGGTCTGTTTCTGCATGAAGAAGTAACTAACACCGATCTAGACAGTGAAAGCTATCTGGAAATTCCAGAATGTGCGGCTTTCCCGGAAACTGGTGTAGAACGTTCTACTGTCGATGTTCCTAACTTCGGTGGTCCGTATAACCGTAAGCTGGTTGGTCGTATGTCTGTACCGGATATCGAACTTTCGATCAACTACATGCCGGGTAACGAAGTACACGAAAAACTGATTAAAGCAACCGAAGACGGTAAGCGCGTACAGATTAAAATTGCTTACTACATCGACGCTACGAAAAAATCTGGTGTACATATCGCTTATAACGGCTTCCTGTCTAAAACTACCATGACTGGTGGTGAGGATGCTGTAGTAGGCCGTACCTTCACCTTTGTAGTAGATGGTGCTCCGGTTAAACAAGCTGTTTTCCAGAAACTCTAATATTATCTAGCCATCCTTCGGGGTGGCTTTTTTGTTTCCAATTCTAAATAAACATATCTAATTAACTTAAGAGGAAACAATAATGAATATTAATGAAATGTTAGCCGCACTTTCTCCGAAACGCGAATCTCTGACCATCGGTGGATTTACTTTCTATGCTCGCCCTATGTCAGTAAAAGAATTTAACGAACATGTTTTCAATACCGATAAAGAAGACCGTGATGAACGTTCTATTCTTCGTTGTATTGAAGATGAAGACGGTAAGCCAGTATTTGAATCTATTGAACAAGTTAAGGCACTGTATACTAACGTCCGCAGTGAATTAATCGGTTTGGTTGCTCAAGCGTCATTGATGCAAGATCCGGCGGTAATTGAAAACGAGGTAAAGTAAACCCGCTTCTGAATTTCTATTTCCGGCAAATGATGAGATCGGGGCTTAGTAAAGATGAAATGGATAATATGCCAATCACTCTATTTTGGAAATTATACATTTTCGACACCTACTTAGAACCACAAAGCCCCGCGTTTCATGATATGCAGAATGCGATGTTGCAATATTCCATGTATATGACGTCGCAAGGAATGACACGCGAAACTGCAAAGAAACTCAAGCCTAGCCAATTCCAATTAATTAGAGAAGAAAAACTCTTTAAAACTAAAGAAGAACTGGAAGAAATTGCACGCAAGAAAGAAGAAGAACGTAAAGCGGCAATGCTGAACATGTTTGATCCATCTTTGCTTGAGAAACTCAGAAGCGGTTAAAGGGGTAATTTATGACAAAACATATAGTAACAATAGAAGGGGATAATAAAGGGCTAAAGAGAAGTACCAATGAAGCCGCCGACCTTCTCGATAGTTTGTCTGAAAAGGCAAGTAATATTGATTTTGGTGGTGGCTTATCTGGTCTGACTGGATCTCTTCGTGGGATCGCTGGCTCTGCTGGTTTAGCTGCTGGTGGTATCGGCTTAGTTGCGACCGCAGTGGTTGCAGCCGCTAAAGCTGGCGCGGAATACGTTAAACAATATTCAGAAGTATCTAAGGCGACCGGACTCTCGATTGAATCCCTTCAAAGACTGGAAAAGGAATTTTCTGGTACTGGCCTAACAGTTGAAAAATTCGGTGATATCAACAAAGACACCTTAGATAAGATGGGTGATGCATGGGCTAACGGTGGTGGTATTGCTGATGACTTAGAATCGGTTGGCCTTAAGTTAGAAAACTATGCTCACTTCATGACTGATCCGCAAGGTGGTATGAAAGCGGCGATCCAAGTGTTCTATGACATGAAGAAAGCCGGAAAATCAATGGCTGAAATCAAGTTCATGATGGAATCTTTAGCCAGTGATTCAAGCCATATGACCAGCCAGCTTGAGAAATATAATACTGCTCAAGAGGCGATGATCGCTATTCAGAATCAATCTGTTAACGTCACCGAAGAAAACGCTAAAAAATATGATAAATTTTCTCAAAATATCAATAAGCTGGAAAATAACCTGAAAGGTGTCGGTATGACCATTTCTGGTCCGCTGGTTGATAGTTTAAACTGGTTATTTGACTGGTTTAATATTGATTGGGAAAAGAGTTCTCTATTCAGGGCATTAGATCGACTGAATAAAGAAGGCAAGACCGCAACTGGCGGTATTCTTAACGCCAACCATAAAGACGCTCAAAAAATTATTGACAAGTACAATAAAGAAAAGCGTTGGAATAATCTGGCAGATTGGGAAAAGGCCGCGATCCGTGGTGCTGGTGTCGATCCTCGTACTGCTGGCTTTGATGTTGAAGGATTTAAGAAACGTTTTGGTGATTCTTATAAGAAAAATGGCTCTCTGATTGTTGTCGATAACGGGGAACATCTAACCCGCAAGGCAGATCCTAACCGTGATTTGACTATACCAAATAAACCAGTAAGACCAGAATCATTGGGTAAGTCTGGTAATGAGAAGAAAGCCGAAGAAGAAGCACGCAAGAAAGCGGAAGAGGCAGCTAAAAAGGCTAAGGAAGCCGCAGAAAAAGCACAGAAAGCACGCGAGGATGCAATCAAGCGACTGAATGCACTTGATGTTAAATTGCAAGGGCAAGTTGCAGCGTCTATCACTTCTCAAAATAGCCAGTTGCAAAACAGCTTAAAAGATGTGAACGACGCGTTAGCTCTGGGCTTAATCTCTCAGGAAGACGCAGCCGCGAAACGCCAGGCGCTAATCGATCAGAATACTGAAAACGTTTATAAAATGATGTTGGGTGCTGATCCGATTGATGCTCTGAATGCTTTAACACAATTGCAACAAATCAGGGACAACGAGCTAGAAAGCCATAAACGGTTACTTGATGGTAAAGCTATCTCCTACGAAGAATATATGCGTCGTGTGAACGATACCGAGCAAAACTATTCTCAGATTGAAAATTCTTTACAGGGAATGGATGGTTATAAAACCAATCAATTAACTAGTAGTTATGATTATCAAGACTCAAATAATCCGTTTGCTAAATTTAATGCAATCGATAAAGAGAAATCGGATGCTGAACAAGATTATAAGACCGATAAACTCAAGATTGATGGGATCACCGATCCGGCTAAACGGATGGAAGCATTAGAAAAACTCAATGAAAACCATCAAAAACGAATGGCTGCAATTGAGAAGAAATATGCTGATGCTCGCCAGTCAATAGCCGATGATATGTACGGCGGTTTTGCTGCTGCAATGACTCTCTTCGGGCAGGAAAACACTAAAGCTATGCAGATGGCTTTCAATGCTCATAAAGCATTCTCTATCGGACAAGCGACGGTGAACATGTGGACGGCTGCTACCGATGCATGGAACGATCCGACCAACGTCACCACAGGTCAAAAAATCGCGGCTGCTGCATTGGCTGTTTCTCAGAACATGGGGAACATCGCAAACATCAAGTCTACTAACGTTAGCGGTATGGCTCATGATGGTATTGATAACATCCCTCGTGAGGGTACATGGTTGCTTGATAAGGGTGAACGAGTAGTTGATCAGCGTACTAACGGTGATTTGAAAGACTTCCTTGCTGCTCAAAAATCAGGTGGTGGTAACTCTCAGCCGATTGAAGTTAATGCGCCTTTGAACATTAACGGCAACGTTAATAGCTCAGACAAGATGGTCATGGATGCTATCAAACGTCACGCTAAGTTTGTTGCTCAGGCGATAGAAGACGTTCAGCGTCGTAAGATGTAATTAAAAGCCCCCATAGTGATAAATAATCATAAAACTATGGGGGCTTTTCTATGTTCAAATCCAAGAATATTAAAATCACAGATTTTACTCTTAAATCAAAACAGCCTTTCTTCAAGGCGCAATCTATCTCCGGTAAGTTCCAGCGTCGCTTTACTGGCATCCATTTTTACGAAGCAGAATTTACCGCGAATTACATGGCTCAGGATATTAACGAAGTAAAAGAATTTGTAGCACGTCACCTTTTTGGTCGTCCTTTTAGTGTGCCACTGTCTTACTTTTCAAAATATACAGGCGATGTACGCCAGATGGTTACGGCTGCTGCTGGTACTGCTCGCGGTGGGCGTAAGGTAAGACTCTCCAACTTCACCGGAACACTGAAAGCGGGAACTGTCATCCAGTTTGAGAACCACAAGAAAATCTACACGATCACCGAAGACGTGAAATCAGGTGGTGAAATGAAACTCTTCCCTAACTTGCGTCAAAACGTCCTGGCTGGTGAGGTGATCAAGTATCAGAACGTAGAAGGTGAATTTGTTCTCAAAACTGAAAACATCGATTGGAAGATCGCCCAGATTGGCAAGATGAAATTCGAATTAGTGGAGAATGTATAATGGCAACTATTCAGGAATCATTCAGCAAACTATGCACTAATCTGGACTTCATCGAGGTCTACAACGACCAGACAGGTCAGAACGTGTCTAGATTGACGCTACCGCAGCTTTTTTCCACTGGATCGATGTTTCACATTATCGAAGTGATTACCGCGTCAGGGGACGTTCTACGGCTTACAGATGGGTACTTCGATTTGGACTATAACGGATTTACATATCTCGCAACGGGTGATTTTCTTCAAATCTCATCAAATACCGAAGAGAAGGAGATCAACAACAACGGGATTAACGTAACCGTTTCTAACGTTCGCGAGGAATACATTACCCTGATTCGAAACAAGCAATTCGATAAATCAGATGTGAAAATCGAAATGGTGTTCCTGAACCCTAACACGGGCAAGGTTGAAACAACTTACCCTGTTTTCCGTGGGGTAGTCGATTCCATCGGGATTAACATCGAACATGAAGATGATGAGTGTAAAAACGAATCAGAATTTCAGCTTAATAGTATCTGGGAAGTTCTAGATAAAAACGCTCGTAGTCATGCCTCCGATGGTATCCACCGTTCCTATGTTGGAAACGAGAACGATCTATTCTTCTCAAGGACCGGGCGCTGGCAATCGGAAAGCAAGTGGCATTCATCGAAGAAATAATCCCTTCTCCCTAAGCCTAGTAAATAACAGCATGGAGGTATTCAACATGCTAAAAACTAGGCTTATCACCGATTACATCAATTCTTTAATAGGTCAGGAGTTCGTTCAAGGCGAGAATGATTGCAATATAATTGCATGTAAGATCATCGATATTCTCGCTGGTACTGACCTATATAATTCTCTTTATAAAAAATATTCAACTAAAGAAGAAGGCTTGAAAATCTGCAAAGAATTAAGCGGATACACAAATATCCTTCAACCAATTAAGAAACATTTCAAATTAGTCACTGATGATTTACAGGACGGCGACTTACTGGTCACAGCCCACAAATTAGGAAACCGCAAATATTATTCCGTAGTTCCTCATTATTCCGGTTATGGCCTCGTTGAAGAAGATGGTATCTGGATGACCATTCCTGTTTCAGACATTGACTATGAACAAGTTTATAGATTCGGGGGTGAATAATGGGATTTGAAATATTAGTAGGCGCGGTTATTGCTGGTGCGTCTGCTGGGATGGCTGCTGCTGCAACGTTTTCTGTTATGACCGCAGTCGCTATCGGTATGGCTGCTGGTGCAATGACCTTGATCGCTTCCACTGTAGGCGCACCAAAAACACCGAAAGTACAAAGCCCAGATAATGCGGTGACACTAGGAACATCAAACGATCCTAAGACAGTATTACCCGTTCTTTTTGGTACTACCCGCACGGGTGCAATCTGCGTTTACAAGGCAATTTCACAGCGTGAAAATAACAAGCTGGTACAAATTTTTGCTATTGCCGAAGGTGAGATCGATCACTTTAAAGCACTGCACATCGATAATAAAAACGTTCTCATTAGCCAGAATATGACAATTCGTGATGGCATTCTCGATAAAGGAAACATTAAAGACGAATACCGCAAAGTTTTAGAAGTCGAGTTTCGCACGGGTAAAAATCCTAACACTGCATTGGATTTAGCTAAACATCATTTGGGCGCTGATTGGGATGATCGGTATCAGGGTAACGGCATTGCGACCATGTGTATTGTTTTACGTCGTGATGACAAATCTTTGGCTGCTGGTGTTGATATTCTCCAGCCTAATAGCCAGGTAGCGGTCGATGTTATGGGCTTAAAGATTCGTAACCTTGAAACCAATGCTATTGAGGCTAGCACTAACGGCGTGGACCAGATTTTCCATTATCTGACAAATACAAAGTATGGTCTTAGTGTACCGATTGAAAATATTAACGTTGATTCATTCCTGAAAGTGCGTAAACAAGTACGCCAGATGGATTTACATTCCAACGGTGCATGTGATCCGAACGCCAGCTTTAAAGAGAACTTAACTAGCCTTATGCAGACTTTCGGCGGGGTGATGTTCGAATCCTTTGGACGTATTACGCTGAAACTGGATGCTCCTGATATTGTTAAGCATACCTTCAATGAAGACAATATCATGATGGGTAAGGTATCACTGAAAACAGGTGGCACTAACGGTTATTTCAATACCATTAACGCGATGTATCAAGAACCATCAATCGACTATTCAGAGCAAATGCTACGTTATCCGGCTGATGCTGAAAACGATGCTACTATTCGTCAAGATGGTCGAATTATCGCTAAAGACATTGAATATCGTTTTGTTAAGTCTAAAGCCCAGATTGATAAACTAGCGAGTGTAGAACGAAATAAATCTCGTATCACTCAGGTTATCAGCTTTATGACTACTGACGCATTCACTGCCGAAGTGTGGGATGTTATTAGCGTTACCTATGATGAATTAAAACTGAATAATTCACTTTGGCGCATTACTGCAATTGATCGTTCTATTGATTCTGGTATTGCTGGGATGATGACTATCACCGCTACAGAATATAATTCTCAGGTTTATACTGACCTGAACTATGCGGCTAACCCAGATAACCGACCAAGTGGTTTACCGGATTCAATGACAGTACAGAAGCCTACTAATTTCAGAATTAAGGCAACTGGTGAAACCATCCACGGTAAAAACGTAACTTTGACATGGGATGCACCGGAAGATTTCAACCGCTACGGTTTCCAGATTGATTATCGTGTGAGTGGATCACCTAACTGGATTAAGCTGGGACAGACTTCACAGCAAATTTTCAATATCAATGCACTGGCAAAAGATCGCTCCTACGATTACCGCGTTTGTGCTTTCGGTATTATTGCTCGTTCCGAATGGGTGGAACTGGTTAACCAGAATCCTACTGTTACCTATGAATTGCCGACTCCGGTTATTCGAATCAAAAATCAGGGTAGCACGCCTGGTACTTTCGAAGGCAATGATCTGATTATCGAATGGGAAAATCAGCAACAATTAGATGTGATGATCAACGGTGAAGCTAACAAGTTTAGTGACCTGTTTGAAGCATACATTATCAAGGTAACTAACAAGGCTGGTAAGTCTATTCAGTACCGTACCCGCGATCCTGAATCATGGACTTATACGCTTGATATGAACCAGTTTAACGGCCTTTCCCGTGAATTGACGGTAGAAGTATCAGTCAAGGGCTATAACAACTCAGAGAGCGCCCCAGCGCGTTTAGTGGCTATCAACCCACAACATAAGCCGATGAAAGGTTTTAGTGCGCGTGGTGGCTTTAATACTGCGTTTGTTAGCTGGGCGGATGACGTAGAACATGACTATGCAGGGTCAATCATCCAGTATGCAACCGATAATACTTTCTCCGATGCAAGGGCAGTGACTACCAATAGCGTTAGTCATACTTCCTTTGATTTGGCTGACGGTGATTATTATATCCGTGGTGCTCACTATGATATTTTCGGTATGGATGATGCTGTTTGGTCTGAACCGTATTTCATGCAAATGAAATCTACCATTAGCTGGGACGATCAGGACAAAGAAGCACTGGAAGACCTGATTGGTTTACAAGATCGCTTAGATGAAACCATCGCGGATGCTATTGCTCAAGCTGGCGCTAATGCCGATGCTAAGATTGATGCAATGCATAAACAGATTACTACCGAGACAGGGCAGACGGTCCAAGCCTCAGCCGATACTCTCAAGAGTCTGATTGCTACCAGTGAGCAAGCCAGCGCAACTAAGATTGATCAGGTTAAAGCTGAACTGAAAGGCGATATCACCAAAGAAGTTAGCGCATCCGCTACTACCCTGAAACAAGCAATTGCTACCAGTGAGGCAGCAAGCGCAAGTAAGATTGATCAAGTTCGGGTAGAAATGGATGGCAAGATTGCTGGTGTGAATCAGGAAGCAGATGTAAAAATCGATGCTTTGAAGGGAACCATTAACAGCAAATATAATCTGGCAGTTAATGCAGATGGTCGCGTGGCTGGTATTCATATGAGCGCAACCAATGATCCGGCAGAACCGACAAGAATCATCTTTACGGCTGATAAAATCGCGGTAGCTCCACAAGACGGATCAGAAGTTTGTCCGTTTGGTATCGAAGGTAACAAGGTTTATCTCGATAATGCCATGATTCGTAATGGGGCGATCGGAACAGCCCAGATCAACGATGCTAGCATCACCACGGCTAAAATCGGCACAGCCCAGATTAACGGTGCTCACATCCAGCACGCCCAGATCGGAACAGGTCATATTATTGATGGCTCTATCGATAATGCTAAAATTGGTAACTATATCCAGTCTTATAACTGGAATGGTAACGATGGATGGTATATCGGCAAAGATGGCACTTGTCATTTTAGACACGCTAATATTCGTGGTCATTTGGTGGCTGATTCCGGCGAAATGAACAACGTAACGATTAATTCAAGTTGCCGCATTTTGGGTATGCTTGATGCTAATCAGGTGCGTGGTGACTTCGTGAAAGCTATTGGTCGTCGATTCCCACATTGGGACGAAAACCCATCATTGGGCTATCCCGGTTATCCGCAAGGTACAATCACTGTTCGAATTGAAGATGATCACCCGTTTGATCGTCAGATTATCGTTCCGGCTATTAGCTTTGGTGGTCTTAATGCGCGTGAAGGCTCGAATAACAATACTTACTATGATAACTGTCGCTTGATTGTTCGCAAGAACGGTGCTGAATTATATAACCGTGCATATGGCAGACAGACTGGATTGTATAGTGCTGTTATTGATATGCCAGCCGGACACGGACCAGTTACGCTAACTTTTGAAGTAAGTTCAAGCGCAATCAACAACTGGACTCCCAGCACATGGATCAGCGATCTTTCTGTAATTGTTACTAAGAAAGCCGCTACGGGTATTTCTGTTTCTTAAAATTTAATTCTAATAATTAATCCCGCTTAATTCTTTTGAGTTAAGCGGGATTATTTTTATCTAAATAATTTTGCCATTAAACCATATAAAAATATCGGGGGCGTAATGACTGAAATTATATATGGCGGTATCGGTGTTATCGCCTTAATTTGCGGTGGATTATGGAGACTTCACCGAAATCAATTAGCAACTGAAAATAGATTGTCGAAATTGGAATCCAGCGACGCATTGTTAAACCAGAAGTTTGAGACGATGCAGAATAACCATACTCAGATTGCTGAACGTGTTTACCAAATGGAACAAACACTACACGGTATAGAGAAGAAAGTGGTTGCGATGGACGCTAAGTTTGACCAAGTTCTCGACATACTCAAACAAAAATAATAATAAAAGGGGTGAATATATGAAGAATAAACTTAAGAAATATTTTGGTTATCTCTTGATTGTCGCCCTCACTTATAACGTAGCAATTAGACCTCTGCTTACGTCCTTTGGGCTTGAACTCCCGGCTATGACCGTGGATGAACAATTGCTAAGGACACTGGCGGGGGTCTTTTCGTTATTAGGGGGCTAACATGGCAACCAGTACCAATAAACGAAACGCTCTAAGGACTAAGAAAGCGTTACGGCAATGGTCTGAAAAGGCAACCGATACATTCGAAAGGGCACTAGGGGAAGGGGCGATCTTTGCTTCCAGAGCACTCCAGAAGAAGATTAACAAGAATGTTGATAGACCTACTCGCTGGACTCAGCAAGCTGTAGGTAATACCAACTACAAGAACCGATCAGGGACGAGACACCAAATCTTCATCAAGGGCGCAAGGGATAAGGATAAGAAGATCGGCAGTCAGGACGACTATCTGAAACACTATTTCGATGGGGGCAAAATCAATAAGCTAGTTCCAATCGCCAACGGTAAGGTCTTAGACGCCCACGGGAACATTAAGGCCATCAAAGGCGGTAAGATGATGCGTAACCTCGAAAACGGCAACTTCATCAAGGTAGAGAACAAGGAAGGGACTTTTATCATGAAGAAGTACAAGCCTAAGAAATCCCGAACCAAACGCGCTAGGAATGGATCGGCGGTGGCAAAACGTCGCTTAGAGAAACGCATACAGAAACAGAGCAAGCGAATTGTTGCCGTTAAATCGGATAAAATTTCTACTCGTTATTCGACGCTAGGATCGTGGGAAAGCAACGAAGCAATGATGCTTGAAAACATCAATAAGCACATTAAATCGCGCATGAAATACGTTTAATCCATAAATACCCTCATAGAAACTTATGGGGGTATAACATGGCTAAAAATATTTTCACTGAATTTCCTACTTATCCGGTCGATCAGCTTTCCGGTATTTTTATTAATGGCATTAGCCCAGAATCTATGACACATGATTTTGAGGCGAAGAGAGTTAAACATAAACAATATAAAGAATGTATCCGCGATCATGAAAAAGGGACCGTGTTTTGTGTCGCTACATTGGCTAAACGTCCTAAATATCGTTTTCGTGTCGGACAAGAAGTTGATGTGGTTAATCCTTATAGCTTTAACTGTCTGGGCGATGCACGCGCGGTGTGTGTAGGCACTGCTCCTTATTATATCAAGGGTATGCGCTTTATTGGTTATATCTTCGAAATGATCTAAGGGGGTAATATGTTAAGTAAGCATTTTTCTCGCAAGGAATTTAAATGTAAATGCGGAAAATGTGATTATGATACAATCGACGCTGAATTACTGGTGATTCTTGAGGATGTACGAGAGCACTTCGGTAAACCAGTGATTATTAACAGTGGCAACCGTTGCCCGACTCATAACAAGAATGTAGGCGGGGCAGCCAATAGCTATCACGTTCGAGGCCGCGCGGCTGACATTGTTATCAAGGGTGTCTCGCCTGATATTGTTCATGCTTATCTTGATGGGAAATATCCTACTCAATACGGCTTAGGAAAATATAAAACCTTTACGCATATTGATTCCAGATCAAAAAAATCACGGTGGAATGGATAAAACAAAAGCGCCTCTGGTGGGCGCTTTTTTGTTAGAATATGCTGGCGACGTTAGCTATATTTCTGACCATTTTTTCATTATAGACAAATATACCGCAGATGATAAAGTGGTATTCGACGAAGTTGATCCGTCTCTGGTTGAAGCAATGAAAGAACCTGAGATCGTCATTGAAGAAACAAAAGAAGAATCTCCAGAAGTTGAACCAGTGGTCGAAGAAGTTAAGTCAGTTGTTGAAGAAGCACTGGAAGTTAAAGTGGAATCTCCGGTAGCCAACATTTTCTCTGACGAAGCAGAGCATCGTTCTCCTGCACATGACACTGATTCATTTTGCGATCTTACTGGTTTCCAAAACTACAATAATTAATTCTTATAAATAGTAGTGAATATTATTTTATTGAGGATTCACTACTATGAATACTACTTTAGCAAAGGATATCGAATTTACCGCAAAAAGCAAACGTGCGACCCCTCCGGTCGAATATGAAACCAGAATCATTAAAGTTTGTCAAGTGCATGGATGGTTATACAGTGGTTTTGTGCTTCCTGTAAAGAAACCATTCCAGAACACCAAAGTTTGCATAGAAGTTAACGGAAAGGTTAAAACGCCATGTATTAGTCATGTTCTAACTGGTCAGTTTACTGGCAAAGATAGAGTATCACCGCCTAAGAAGAAGTTTAGATTTACCGAAGAAGAACACTTAGAAAACGCTCGCAAGTTCTACAAGCCGATAGGGTGGGATGTGTTAGGTCTGGCTGAACCTTATCAGGGTGTTGACACTAAACTAATTCTTCGTTGTAAGTGCCACGGAAAGATTCACAAGAAAGGTGATTTACACAATAACCGCAGACAAGGCGGGTTAACATGCCCTTTGGTTAGGGGTGTACTTAAATCAATTCAGAATGGTAGAAAACAGGTTATCAGAAACAAGTTTGCACAGCGCCCTATGCACTTTTATCTAATTCGTGTTGGTGAGAAGTTTTTCAAATATGGAATTACCACTCGCAAAGATCCGATGCAACGGGTAAGAGAACACCAGAAGCACACCAGCGAGAAAATCACCTTTGAATGCTCACATTTGTTTAACATTGGATGGAAAGCTGGTGATTTAGAAATGGGGATTAAAAAGAATATTCAGGGCAAGAAAATCCCACGTAAGGTAATGAATAGCGGATTCACAGAAACGCTACCGATTAGCAAGCTGAAAGATGTTAAATCATTCATCAATGAATACATCCACACCAACCCATCTAAGCCAATGTATTTTGATGATACCAACGCAATCAATCTGAACAACTACATTAGTGATGAAGACATAGAACGAGATTTATCGCAGTGGATGAATGCACCGTTAGCTGATTTAACACCGGAAGACTTAGAACTCGATTTAAGCCCTTTAGAGGCTCTTTAATACAATTAAATTAAAAAGGGGTACGGATGTACCCCTTAACTGTTTTAGCTCGTTATACGTCGATTTAGGCCGCTTAAATTCCAAATTCCTGTAATGGACCTGGTATTTCCTCTTCTGGTTTCCAGTTCTTATCTGTCAGCATGTCTAAACATGGATGCAAAACAAGCCCGTTACTCTCCAGAATCTGCCTATCATTGATAGTTTTCAAATCAATGAATATCCGGCCTTTCCTCGTTCCTCTTGAATTTTCTATTACAACTCTCTGGGTCTTTCCATCGATGTATTCCAGCACAAACAAGTTTTTATTTCTGTCAATCCTGCTACACCCGATCCGCTTTAGAGCTTGCTTAATCTTAAACCGGACCTTTAGTCGTTCCTCGTTATAAACATCTTCTAAATCAAATTCTGCGAGCTTCTCCCAGCCTTGAGAGTCCACAGAATACATTTCCTCTTCTGCCATCTTGATCTGATTGTAGAGTGTTTCACGCTCGCTATTGAGGGTAGTAATCTGATCGGCTAGCTCCTTCGTTGCTCCTGTCATAGCAGAAAGGGCAATCAGGTTATCAATCTTGCGTGATATTTCATCAACCTGTACTTTCAACGCCGGAACCGGATTAGCCTTGTCCTCAGCAATCCAGATTTTATCAGCCAGCAATTGCAATACAGCTTTCTCTAATTGATCACCTCGAAAACTCCAGTTTGGATGCTCGCAATCAAGTCTACGTGAACGGGTCGCATCACATGTATAACGATACTGGTCAGAACGTTTGTTCGTTCCCTTCACTTTAACCATAGCGCAACCGCAATGATCACATTTCAATAGGCCAATACCACTAAGCAGGGGGATCGGTTTAACTTCTTCCTTGTCTCCAAAGTTCCATGCTCTAGCACCAATATTTTTCTTAAGGTGATAGAACGTAGCATCATCAATAACACGAGGGTAATAATTCTTTAACTCATAGTTAACACCATCTACAGAGACTTCCTTGATACCAATCAAAGCGCGGGTATGGAACAACCTTTCAACCATTGCCCGTGACCATTTTGAATGCTTCTTATTACTAACCGCTGGTGGCGGTGTATATGTCTCGTTAAGGTGATCCAGTATTTCGGCGGTTGAACGTCCATTCTTCCGTAATTCCACAATCTCCTGAACAACAGGGAAGTACACCGGATGAGGCAGCACATAACCGGAAGTGGTATCAGTCCACCACATATTCTTTCCAACTTCCTCGATAGCCACTGCCGGATTTTGTGGATTTTCTTGATGAGCTTTAATCTTAATCAATGCGCTTGAGTTAGTACGATTGCGCTTAGTCTGACTTTCCTCATTACCACGGATGAATAAAAGGATGGAGAACATCAGGTCCATCGGATTAGCGGTAACAGTATCCAGCGAGTAGATCTTGTTATCCATGCCAGTAACAATGGTTATTCCCCTACGGATGATTGAAAGGAATAACTCCTGCGCACTGACAATATCGGCACGGGATAAGCGGTCCAAGTTTTCAATGAATAGCCAGCTACCAACAGGAACGGATCTACCAATTGCATCAAGGAAACGAGATAGCGCCCCTGTTTTAGAGTTAGCACCCTTAAACGCAGATACACCCAGATCCTGATAATCATTTACCAGTTCAAGGTCATACTTTGCCGCAACCTCTCTCGCCATCCTGATTTGTCGTTCATAACTCGAACCATCATTCTGACGCATAGACGAGAAGCGAATATACGAATACAGTTTAGTTTTCATACCATTTCCAAACAAAAACGCCCCTACCGCGTATTATAACGATAGGGGCATTGGTTAGTAAGTCATTAATATTTCTTTCCAGTTAGTTTTGCATCACGTTTATTAATATCCTCGATATGACTCCATACACACGCAGTAATAAAGTCGTCATCGTCACCAACTCCGGCAACCTGTGCTAATTCAGTACACAGTTGATTTAAAGAAGGTGCAACGGCAGCACGCTTGACACTATCACCCTGTACATATTGTTCGGCATTTGCAGCACCAACCAAACCCAGAGCAAGAACAACACCCGCGATAATCTTTTTCATAGTAGAATTTCCTCTTGTTATTTTAATTACGATATATTTATATCGTTAAAAGTTGATGCTGATTACCAGACCAAACACAACCGCACCAATCAAATCAATCCAGTTAATACACAATCCGCTATATTCTTTCTTGAATGTCTTGGATGAAATGCCATCATGAAATTGTTTCATTGCTCACCCCATACTAACGACAATATAAGAAAGACTAATCATAGTTGTGAGACTACCTCCCACGAATGAGATAAAAGCTAACATGTTTGATTCTCCAGTTTAAAAAGCGGTGGGAATTGCACCCACCAAATTAGAAATTAATTAAGCGCGAACGATGGTCAGAGTATCCAGCAAACCTTTTTCGTATAATTCGAAACACGTTTTATATTGCTCAATCTGGAAACCATAGCGGGTGATCTTATTCAGTAGGACAATCGCGCTATTCTCATCTAGGTATTGTCCTTGCTGTCCAATGACATAAGTCTCGCGGGATAGTTTCAGCTTACGGAAACCTTTAACACCTAATTCCTTAGCAACCGCTTTAATCTCTTTAATCTCACCCTCAGCCGCAACATATTCAGCGTCGATAATCTCAGGTGATGATCTCAGTGCTACCAGAACTAAGGCCATTGCTTCTTCTTCTGTACGCGCAACACCAGCTTTCTCGAAAGTCATCTCACCAAATTTACGAATCATGATATTGAACATTGTTTTGCTGCCTTACTTCTTGCTGATAAACTCTTTAGCGATAAAGTTGATTACTTCTTTCAGCTTCTTGTCTGTATCGATGCACGCCGGTAATTCTTCTTTAATCTCCTGCGGCAGATACACATTGCCTTTAAAGTGGAGGAAACCATCATTACCAATCATGTAGGAGAACATCCATTCACAATCGTTATCCGCTTCCCAGAACGCCACGGCCTCATCGCCAATCAAGGTAATGTCCATGTTGCGACGTGCTGCGTAGTTGATGATTGCTTTACCGATGTTCAT